TTATTGAGCCAGTATTTTACTCATATCGTAGACCTGTGCAGACAGTTCCTGTTGGGATAGATGAGCATAAATATTGAGCGTAATTTTAATATCACTATGACCCATTTGCATTTGTAGTGCTTTGACGTTGATATTATTTGCAACTTGAATTGATGCGAACGTATGGCGCAACCCGTGAACTGTAATTGTGGGTAAGTCTGTTTCACCTATCAAGGCTTCGAGCCAATGGTTAGGTGTCATCACTGACATAATTTGGCCTTTCTGGTTGGTAAAGATAAGATCTTTAGCCCGCGGGATGACTACTAACGACTTGCGATACTTTTTAAGCCGGTCGATTGTTGAGCTATTTAGTGAAAGTGTGCGATAGGCATTTCTGGTTTTAGGCGTTGATATTATCTGGTGGTTATCAATTGAACGAGAGATAGTTTTATTAATAGTTACCAGCCCATTCTTCAAATCAATATCAGACCATGTTAACGCAAGTGCTTCACCTTTCCGCATACCTGTGGTAGCAAGTAAATAAAACAGTGCACTACGGTCATACCGTGGTTGTGTTCTGTGTCCGTCGGTAGCATCGACAACTGATAGAAATGTAGCCAATTGCTCAGCAGTCCAAAAATTATCAGCTGCTTTATCCTTTGAATAGTCAACGGAAACTTTTGGAACGTCAACTAATTTCATTGGGTTATTAGTAATAACACCCATTTTTTGAGCTGTCCGAAAAACTAGTGCTGCATATTGGGCTAGCTTATTGAATTGCTTAACGCTCTCACGCCACTTTAAAGCTTCTTCTTGGCACTTTTGCCATGTAATCGTATTAATCCTCATGCCACCGAAAGAAGGCGTTATATGGTGCTTAAAGATGCCCTCAACGCGATTCAAAGTACTCTCTTTTACGCCTAGCTTGTAAGTCTTTAGCCATACTTCGTAAACTTCATCGAAAGTAGGATTATCCATAATAGCAGCCGGATTGTTTTTACGATGATCAAATTCAACTTTGGCGCGATCAAATGCTAACTTTGCAGCCTTACTACTACTAAAACCCCCATGGTGATAGGTTTTAGTTTTGGTGTTACCGTTAATATCAGTATACTTTCCAAGGTAGCCACGAACGTCATACACGCGTTTGCTACCAATCATTTTATGTGTAATTTTCATTTTATTTTTTCCTCCATATTGACTATGCGAGGGGCCAAATTATTGGAAAAAATATTGCACGCAACACCACCTTTCAGTAAAATAGAGTATGTAAAAGGATTACATAATTAATGTATTCTGACGCAAGCACATCCCAAACTTTGGACGGTTGGGGGATGTGCTTTTTTACTACTCTAATTCCTGATTAACCATTGGCTTGATGTCTGAAATGATAGTGTTTTCGTATTTAAACCACGCAAAGCCATTCCGATCCTTACCTTGCTGTTCGATAGGGACATTATGGAAAAAATCATAGCAGCAAATAGCAGCTCTCGACAAAGTATGTTCTTTCCCACAGCAACATAGAACATGATTTTTCTTATCAATCACAGTAACTTTGATACTTGAGTCTTCTTTAAACGTTAGTTGCGCGCCAGCGGGGATACTGAGATATTGGAATGTTCTGTTTGGCCTTGATCCTATTTTGCGCTTGGATACAATATATGTTTTCCCAGTGATTAATGAATTATACTTTTCTGGTCGGATTAATTCAGCATTTGAATCATTAAAAATCAGTAGCTCAAATTCGGCTTTTACTTGGTTATATGTGGCTTTGAAAAATTCTTTAGAACTACTTTCACGTTTGTCGGATAAAGATCTATGCAAGATGCGTTCTGCTTTCTTATAGTTGTTTAGAAAGGCAGCAAATAGTAGTAAAGTAGGCTTTCCATCTGGAATACCCGTGTTGTTAAATTGCAAAAGCCGTTGCTTTAAATTTTTAGTTTGACCAACTTTTATATATCCAGGAAAAGACTTGTTCTCCAAAGCATATACAAAACCATAATCTTCATTTGACAATTCGACACTTCCTCTTGTTTTTCTGTAGCTCACATGTGCGGGGGGCTTAACGATTCCAGATTAACTGATTGTAAGATCTTAGTTGATTCTGAACATAGGGATGTGTTAAATAATCATCTTACGATAGTAACCGTACTTTTAGACCATGATGAGACATACTGTGCAATATGCCCAATTCTATTATGGTAAAGATCATCGTATCCTGTAGCGCCAATGATTGTAAAAGCAACATTTTTAGTGTTAGACATGGCAACTAATTTTCTTTTGGTTACCCCATAGATTATTGAATGAAAGGCATGGTCAACATCATTATTGATAGCAATTTTTGTACATTCTTTTAGGTAAAATTCTGAAAGGCTTTGAATAGTTGGCCCTTCCACGGAATCTTGTTGATTACGTTGGATTTTAGGCGTTGATTCATTAATAACATGAATAAAGTACAATGATTTATGGAGTGCATTAGCAATTTTTATGGCGTAATCGGTCACCTTGAAGGCACTAGCAGAATTATCGATTGCAACAAGTATTACGTTACCATTCTTCATTTTTAAGACCCCCTTCAATGTATTCTAACGGCAAAACACGTGACAGATGTCGGATTTACATGTAGGCAAAATAAAACATTATCATTTTTATTTAAAGGATCAGGCTTTTTTGAACTTTAGCCTGAAATAATTTTCATCAATTTTGAATAACTCAGATAAGTTGGAATTTTTATTAAAAATGACTTCATAATGATTAATTTGATTATTTCCATTAATACTATGAAATGATAAGTGGGCTCTGTAAGAATTTGCTTGTGCTGGGTCTTCATAAATAATATATTTCCAAAAACTACGGTCTGGATAAGTTTTCCTGATTGTTCTGTTTAAAGTCAATTCTATTGGGATAATCTTTTCCATGAATGGTGGCCTCCATTGGGTAATCAATAGTGCAAGTATGTGAGATGGAAACTATTAGAAGTAAGGCTGAGACAAAATATTTGTCGCACAGCTTTAACATTGGATTTGAGAGGTGAACAAGCAGCTATTTTTGTTCCAGGCGCATAATTAAGTCATGTTTCAGTCCTTCTAACATACGATTATATTCATTGCTAAAATAGCTATCCTTTGATAGATGGAGAATGGCGTTCGATCTTACAAAGGTTGTTAAGCCACTAGCAATATTTTCTATTAGTTCGTATTTCGAAATATCTTTGTTCATAAGTATGCCTTCTTTCGTTTTTTTACGCGAGCGGCAGGAGTCGAACCTGCATATCAGCCTAAGAAAGAATGGGCTTCAAGACTTGGGCTTTGTTCTACCGTTGAACTACACTCGCATAATCCATATCCACAACTTTGGTCGGTTGAGGGGATATGGCTATTTTTTTGTTTAATTAGAGTAGCCTGAATCAGTCATTATTTGTTCGTAAACTTTCGATTGTCCTTTTGAACCCTCGTCTTTAGGTGTAACCTTTTTGCTTAACACGTTTGCAGACATTCTGACCAGCGACTCAATATACTGTGAATCGTAAAGGTTCAAATCATTAGTAGATGTAGATGCTGGTAAACCGTCAATCGCCATGCTACGTGGAATGTGGTTATCGTAAGTTTCTGGAATACTTTTGATGATTTTGCACAAATTTTTACCAGCTTTTTCACCATCATAAACCTGCTTATCGGATGAGTGCTTAGACAGTTTTGATAGTGCTTTTCCATCCTTTGTTGCACGTTTTATAGTGTTATAATCGCTTCGTTCAATATTAACACCACCATACATAGGTGCCGTATAAGAGAACCCAGCAAATGAACAAATAGATAGTAAAATGCCTACCCCAATAATGATCAAAGAAAACTTTTTAGATCTGTGTCTAATTGCTTGTACTATCAGATATATGATACCCACTCCGAGCACGATCCAAGTAAAAATGGAAAAGTATGCCCAAAACATCATAATAAACTCCTCCAATGATATAATAATATTTGTAAATCAATATCATTGGTTACTACGTCTTACTGTTACCGGCAGTGGGGCGATTTTTTGTTTAGAACATCAATTCGTAGAATTGATCTGGTAGACCATAGGCCATTTGTATTTCATTAAAACTTTGTGGTCGGTCGCCATACTGTTCTTTGTATAGGGCGGTAAGTTCACTACATGCAAATAAATTAGCTTCACGTTCCATTTTGCCTTCCCAATTATTTCCAATGGTGTAGAGAGCGGCGCAGGACGTGTGATCTAATCCATGCTTTAATTCGTGAGCCATGACCACATATTTTTCTGGTACTTCTTGCAATTCATCTGACAAGCCAATGTACACATCACCGCTGCTTGCGGTCGTACATATCCCTTTGAGGTTGCCTAAACTAGCATATTCAACACGATAACCTAAACTGTCTGCAATGACAAAAGGATCGAAAGTTCCTAATTTATCGGCTAATTGATGAACTTGTAGATACAGTTTATAACTGTTCATCAACAACACCTACTTTTTATTATCGTCATTCCGATGCTTTTGTTTATCTTCCCAGAACACACCTTCCAAGAAGGCACGTACCTTAATTTTTGTTTCGTCGTCCATATCCATGCCTTGGAAACCCATTGGTACATTTGATTTGAGCCACTCATCAAGGTCGATTTTATCGTCCTCAGTTGCCCAGGTGGGAGCTTTTGACTCACGGCCGAGCAGGTAATCAGTGGAGACGTCAAAGTAATCTGCAATTTCTTCAAGCTTTTTTGCACTCGGATTGGTTTTCTTCAAACGATACAATGTGTTTTTTGAGTATCCCAGTTCCGATTCAACGTCATTAACAGATTTTCCTTGTTTGTTTGCAAGAAATTTAATGCGATCAAACAGTGCCATAATAGTATTCCTCACGTTCTCAAAAGCAAATATTAAAATAAATGCATAAAATCGTTTGACAAAATTATGCAAATGTTTTAACATTACTTTTGTAAGCTAATTGAATAACCAAACGCGCAATATTAAAGAACATTAACTTGACTGATTTTTAGCGTTCCCCAACGTCTTATAGTCTTGCAATGGCTTTAAATAGGCTTATTTAGCTATGCATTAATATTAAAACATTTGCGTAAAATAATCAACAATAATTAAAACTATTTTTGATTGGTTATCAAATTGGCTTACATACATAAATGAAAGGAAGTGAATTAAATGCCAACAACATTAGCTGGACGGGAACTTATCAAGAAGTATATTGATGATCGTGAAATTAGCATTACAAGCTTGGCCGCTACATTTGGTGTAGGAAAGATGTACATGACGCAAGTATTGGCCGGAACCAGGAAGTCTGCAGCGGCGAACGAGCTAGTTTTGAAGATTATCGAGACTTTTAAAATTCGACCGCATGAAGGAGATGAATAAGAGATGACGGAAAAATTAGTTTTAAGAAAACAACATCTTAATGGCAATAATGGAACCAAGCCAATTTTCGTTGATGTCTCAATTCTTGATTCTATTCGTGAAATCAAAGAAGAAACCGGAATCCCAATGAGAAGAATTGTTGAACAGTTTCTATGTTATGCAATGAAGAATGTTCAGATTGTTGATGAGGAGGAAGGTGATCAGTAATGGATGGTGTCACATTGAATTTACCAAGTGAGTCCTTAGCACCAATCAAGCAAGAACTTACTCGTCTAATTACGGATGTGTTCAAGCAAATAGTTCAACGCGAAGCCTTACCTTATTGGATGAAGAAACAGGAGGCTCAGATTTACATGAATGTTAGTGACAAGACTTTAGATAAGTTCATTGTCGACGGGCTAAAAGTTTCCATTATTGACGGCACTCAACGGATTTCTAAAAAATCTGCTGATGAGTATTACGAAGATCACGAATTATAAATAGTCTATGCGAGGGGCCATTTATTGGAGGTAATTAATAATGATTGAAGTAGCACTGATTACATGGGCGCTAACAGCATTATGGTTTAAGCGGCATGAAATTATTAGTTGGTTTGGAATTTAAAGGAGGAAACGAAAATGTTAATTATTCGGCAAGAAGTAATTGATAAGTGTACTCATGAAATCTTAGCTGCGTTAGAAGAAAATACTGATAATACGGCCGAGGCGATAGCAGTGTTAGAAAATATCCATTTAGATGAGCACTCAGTAATTAGTTTGAGTGAAAAAAATGTGTTTTCTACTGTAGAGAGTAGAAAACACACCGATTTAGATAGTAATTCAATTAATATACGCGTAAAAAATGTCGAAGAGCTGAGCAAGTTAATTCAAAATGCACAAGAGCAAGTTTTTAATTTAAAGAAAACAATACTAGAAATCAACAACTTTAAAATCCAAGTTGACCTTTAGCAAATTCAAGTCCAGCAGTTTGTTGCATTTCTTTCCAGTTAGAAAAGTCAGTTGACTGTGTTATCCAATCATTCCAGTCCTTATCTGAAATTGCTTCGAAGGCCTCGGTGCTAGATACATCGAAGTTACCTGCTACTGCCAATTCGTCAAAGGATGAAAATTTTGAATGGCTTTTTATAAACGAATCAGTAAAAAGCTCACTAAATGTAACAGTGTTCTTTTTACCAAGTTCTTCAGCATTTTTGGCCATTTGATCAAGCTGTTTTTCAAGTTTATCAAGGCCCTTGATTTCAAAATCACGCGACATATTATTCACCTCGATTATTTGGAGTAACTAAATTATATCGCTTATAAAATTAAAAACATTCTGCAAATTGCATATATGTTGATTTTAATAAATAGAAAGTAGGAGGAAATATTTATGTATAACGAATCAGAAATTGAAACGGCACTGACTTATCGTAACTATTATATTGCTGCAAAAGCGTATCAGGAAGCAGAACAAGAGTTGTTAACCACCATTAAGTTTACAACCGTTCGTGAAGTTTCTACGGCAGGCAATAAGAAATATCGACCAGCCTTTCTTAATTCTTTGACCAGCCACGGGATTTATTATCGAACACCAGCTAATAGCAAGGATGGCAAGTGGTACTTTACACTACCAGACGCCAAGGAGGTTACCGATGAAAGTTTATTCTCATAAGCCATTTGAAATCTGGCTTAAACAACAAAATACCTGCTACCGGGTGCAACCAGTAACAGGTACGAAATTGAAGAATAATCAAATTAAATTACATGTTTATGGTACATCACGGAAGAACCTATGGCAACAACTGAAAGGAATGTTCACACATGAATAATTACAAATCACAAGCAAAACATTGGTATCGAAAGCTAATGAAAACACCAGTTGGATATGTATGTTTAGCTACTTACCGGTTCAAACAGTGGCAACATTACAAGAGCTTGGCACGGCAAACGGCATTGGATCATTTACGAGGTGAAGACCATGCGGACATTCAACCAGAAAACAATTAGTCCAGGTATGGCTTACTGTGAGTGTCTTGGATATCGGTACTTCTATGAAGACTCGACCCAGTTTCTAGCATGGCTAATGGGTGTGCTAAGCCCTGAAGCGGTATTAGATAAAATTGGTTTTCAAGAAAAGGTGCGTGAATAAATATGAAATTCAGATATACAGAAGAAGTTTTAAACAGTTCAAATTGGATAGATGGTAATGGTGAGGTTCATTGTCCGGAAGAAATGTCAAATGAATATCTACACAGCGTTTTGCGATACATCTATCGGTCACGTGACCGGTATTGGTTGAACTGCCGGCAAATTAATGTAATCGAAAATTTTGTGAATGGCGATGAGTTTTTCCATAAGGTTATTCGTACTTCAACTCTTTGGAAAACTATTATTAACCAGCTTAAAACCGAAAAAATTGGTTTTAATTTTGATTGGGAAACTGGTAGTCAAGAAACGTGCGAGTACTAGCTATGATTCCAGGATATGATGAATGGCTAGAGCCTCCGGAAGATGATGACCGACCTACTAAGGAAGAATTAATTGAATTAGGTGTGATTGGAGACGATGAAGAATGAACTTATATGAAATGGCGACCAACTATCGCGACTTAACCAACCGTGATGACCTGAACCCAGACACCATTGCTGATACGCTCGATTCGTTAACTGACTCGATGAACGTGAAGGTCGATAACATTGCTAGCTGGATTGATGAGAATACGGCAGATATTGATTTCTTGGATAAGAGAATGAAATCACTACGGGAAGAAAAGCAACGGTTGAAAAGCCTTAATGATCGGCTGAACCATTATCTAGCGGACACGCTTGATCAAGCTGAAATTAAGAAGTTAACCACGGATCAACACATTGTTTCAGTTCGAAATTATCGTGCGTCAACGGTAGTGAACGATCCAGAAAAACTCACAGCTGATTTCGTTAAAGAAGTTCATGAATACCAGCCAGACAAAACGGCAATCTACAAAGCGTTATCAGCTGGCAAGAACGTGCCCGGCGCCCATCTGGAACCGAATCGGAAGGCAGTTATTAAGTAATGTTCCAGCTAAGAGATTACCAGCAAGAATCAGTTGACGCTGTCTATAACTCCACAATTCACGGGCATCGTTCAATCGTAGTTCAATCACCGCCAAGAACGGGAAAAACGGTAATCATGGCCGATATTGCACGTAGAGCAACGGCAAAAGGTAACCGGGTATTGTTTATCGTGCACCGGCGGGAAATCTTAGAACAGGCTGAGGCCACGTTTAAGCAAGATGACGTTAACATGTCACTTTGCAAGATGGGCATGGTTCAGACCATTATCCGGCATATTGATGAGTTAACCAAACCAGCCATCATCATGATTGATGAAGCTCATCATGCCTTGTCGAAGTCCTACCAGAGAATAATTCAAGCGTTCCCTGACGCGCTTAAATTGCTGTTCACTGCGACACCATGGCGTATGGATGGCAAAGGACTAAACGTAATTGCCGACGATATTGTGCTAGGCAAACCTATCAGTGAATTGATTCAGCAAGGGTTCTTGGCGCCAGTCGACTATTACGCGCCGTCTGAAATTGATGTAACTCAGCTGAAAACTAAGCGCAATGGTGAATTCGACGAAAAGAGTATTGATCAGGCCGTGAAGCCTAAGATTTATGGAAATGCAGTAAAACATTACTTGAAACTGGCACCAGGTAAGCAAGCTATTGCTTATGCGTACAACGTGGCGAGTGCCGAACGACTGGCGGATGCGTTCAACCAAGCTGGCATAATGGCACGGGCAGTCTCCGGTAAAACGGACCGGCGAACACGTGAGCAGATTGTGGCAAGTTATCGTGCTGGCAAGATTCAAGTGGTCACTAACGCCGAATTGTTTACAGAGGGCTTAGACTTGCCGAACGTCGACTGTGTAATCATGCTACGGCCAACACAGTCACTATCACTTTACTTGCAGTTTGCTATGCGATCAATGAACCCGAGGGCAGGCAAGCGGGCCATCATCATCGACCACGTCAATAACGTGGAAAGGTTTGGGTTGCCGACCATCGACCGGAATTGGATTCTAGGCGGACGTGATAAGCATTCGAAAAGTAGTAACGGTAGCCCGATTAAATCAGTTTCGGTTTGTCCGGAGTGCTTCGCGACGTTTTATCGCAAAGGTGAGACCTGTCCGTTTTGTGGGGCCGAGCTGGGCGAAGAAAAAATTATTGAGACCGACGAATCTATCAAGCTCAAAAAGATTGAAGCTAACAAGCGGTTGGCATTAGCGAAAGAGATTGCAGAGAACAATGCTGCTAAAGCAGTAGCCGATAAGTCGCCGGGCGAGTTAACCACGTACGCGGAGATTAAGGCATACGCCAAGTTGCACGGATATAAGCCCGGTTGGTCCTACTTCCAAGCCAAGATGAAAGGATTGATTAGAAAGTGAGTTGGCAGTTAATTCCGAACACTGGCGGTAATTATTTTGTTAACGAGAAGGGGCAAATTTTAAGCAAGTGCAGGAAGAAACCCAGAGTTTTAGTTCCGTTCAAGAACGATAAGGGATATTCATATGTTGCAATTTGTGGTCGTCGAATAGCAGTGCATCGCATTGTAGCGAGTGCTTTTGTGAATAATGATGATCCACTTAATAAAGTACAAGTGAACCATTTAAACTTCGATAGGTCTGATAACAGAGCTGAAAACCTGGAGTGGGTCAGCCATCGCGAAAATTTAAGGTATTCTGCTGTTCGGGGGCATATGTCAGTTAAAAAAGTCGTTAATAAAAGCGGATTTAAAAATGTCTACTATGCGAAAGAAAAAGGAATGTTCCGAGTCGTTGTCACCTATCTAGGCTTGAAGAAGCATATTGGATACTTTCGCAACCTATCGGATGCTGTTCAAGCACGGGACACATATTGGCAACACATATTAAAAGAAAAGGAAGTGATCTGATGTCAATTTTGCCAAAAAATGAACCCCATAAGCCCGCTGGAACCCCTCGTAACTTCTTTATTTGGGGCCAAACAATGAGCGGTAAGAGTTACCTAGCTGAACATTTCCCAAATGTATTAGTCTTGAATACTGATGGAAATAGCGCCATGGGAACACGTCCAAGCATTCAATTACGAAACGTGCGCAACCCTGATGGCAGCTTAAAGAGTAGTGTCATTGACCAGCTTCAAGAAGTGATCTTGGAGTTAGGAACTACCCAAAACACGTACGAGACGGTGACGTTAGATGTTATCGATGATGTTTGTCAATTGATTGAACAGGCGATTTGTTTGAAAGCGGGGGTCGAATCGTTAGCAGACATGGGGTATGGCCGAGGATATGCATTGTTCAATACTGTGCTTCAAAGTCTGGTAATGGATCTCAAGGCATTACCAATCAACGTCGTTTACATTAGTCGTGAGAATGACTTTACAGATGATGATGGTAATACCAAGACAGTTCCGTCACTCAAAACTAAGTATTATAACGTGGTCAACGGGAATTGTGACTTGGTTATCCATACTCAACACGTTGGCAAGAACTATTTACGAAACGTGACAGAAATTCGTCGCCGGTATAAAGCCAGTGAAATTAATGATTTAAAGATTCTCAGTATTTTGAAAGCTATTCCGAATGCATTAGCACCGGAAGTACAAACAACGAAAGCAGGTAAGTAAAAATGAGTTTATTAGATATTGCAGCAAACACTTTAGATAACTTTGATCCAAAGAATGATTCAGTGAACAGCGGAAGCACAGGATTACCAGATGGTGATTACTTAACGGCCGTTGAAAGCATTGAACATCGATCATTCGATTCAGGTTGGGATTGCTTACAGATCGTGTTCACGGTTCTTGATGGCGACCACGCTGGCGAAAAAGAGTACGACCGCATTAGTTTTGCCACTAAGAGTAAGGCTGGTAAGGCAATTCCGGATTTCATTCTTAGCCGGAGTATTAAGTTTGTCATCAAGCTAGGTTCACTGTTAGGCGTTGAGATGAAGCCAGAATACTTTGCTAGTGAGAATGAAACTGACACACACGAAACGTTAGCTAATGTGTTAGCACCAGAAAAAGGTAAGTCGGTGATTTTACATGTCAAGCATCGGCCGAACAAGAAGGATCCCGACAATCCCTACGTTGAATATGACCTAGATGCAACTGAACAGCCTGAAACTGCAGACATCACAGATGCAGACTTACCTGGCGACTTAGGTGGTGCGCCAATGCCAACAGACGCGGAAGCACCACTACCAACAGATGCAGACGCACCAGCAGAACCAACAGATGAAGCACCGTTCTAAATAAATACTGCAGTGCCAGTAAACCATCGTTCGGGTGTGATGCCCGTTAATTTACAGAAGGAGGCCGGTCATGCGTAATTTAGTTAATTATGCAGTTAGATACGCCAAAGCGGGGTTCAGCGTCCTGCCAATGATTGGCAAGAAACCCATGATTAAGTTCGCTGACCAGCCCGCCTTGACCATTGATCAGATTCAAAGCTATTGGCGGTCACACCCGTACGCTCAATTAGCACTACGGACAACTAATTTTTTTGTAGTTGATATCGATGAACATCCCGGCGGTGCGGATGGTTTTAAATCGTTCAAAGACTATGAGCACCCAGAGTATTTCCGTGAAACATTATCGCAGAAGACAGCGGGCGGCGGCCGGCAACTATTTTATCTAAAGCGTGAAGATAGCACTGTGCAGCAGAATATCGGATGGCTACCGGGAATTGATATTAAGGCTCACGTTAACAATTATGTGATGGTCGCACCCAGTGAGCGGAATGGTAAGGCGTATCAATGGGAGAATCACAATCCAATCGTGACGGCCCCACGCGAGCTGGTCCAAGCAATTAATGCGAACCGTGACGATACTGTCGACGTGTTCACAGACCTGAACATTAATTACACTGAAAAGTCAGGAACAGCCACTTTGTTTGAAACCATTGTCGATGGTTTGGGTGACACCGGCGGCCGTAATAATGCATTGGCGAGTTTCGCCGGTGGATTATTATTCCGAGGTGTTGATCCGCGAGCAGTTATCCAGCTAGGCTTACTGGCAAATGCAAATACGGACGATTCACTGACTCAGCGAGAAGCCAAGACAACGATTGAGTCGATGATTAAGAAAGAAATTAGACGAAGGGAGGCTAACCAGTGAGCGCAGAGGAAGAAGCGGACAAGCTCCGCAAGTTAGAGGAACAGCAGAAAGTTGTACCGTTGAAAAATCGAATTAATTTTATGGAAACGGCTAAGGGCGGTATTAAAGCAAATTCACTTGAAAATGTTTGTCTGATATTAGAGCACGATCCACTGCTTAAAGGCAAGTTCGCGTATAACGAATTTAGTTACGAAACTGAGTTCATGGAAGATTCAGCCGAGCTAATGTTGGAACATGGACCACTGCAAGATGAGTTCACACCAGCAGTACAACGGTACATCGAACGTAAGTATAAAGTCATGTTTACGCCAAAGTTAATTGATGCGGCAGTTACCGAAGTGTCACGACGTAACGTATTCAATCCAGTTATTAATTATCTGAACGAATGTTACAAAAAATGGGACGGCGTTACTAGGGTGGCTGACTTCTTGCCGGTCTATCTCGGCGTTGAAAAATCACCAGTGACAACATTACAGACCAAGCTATTCTTTGTCGGCGCAGTAGCTAAAGTATTCAAGCCAGAAACTAAATTTGATTTTGTTTTGGATTTAGTGGGTGGTCAAGGAACTGGTAAGACCACCTTGCTTAAGCGTATGTCAAATGGCTGGTATACCGACCAATTCACTGACTTTGAAAACAAAGACAACTATGGCAATATGATGCGGGCTTGGATCGTGAACGATGATGAAATGACCGCCACCAGCCATAGTAGCTTTGAAATCTTAAAGAAATTTATCAGTGCTGAAATTCTGGAGTACCGACCGGCCTATGGTCGCTATACTGTCCGGCGATACAAAAACTTCGTCATGGCCCGAACGACCAATGAAGTGACTTATCTGAAGGATAAAACCGGTGAGCGGCGTTTTATGCCGGTGATGGTCAATTCGATGTTACAGAAAAAATCACCAATCAATGAGTTACCACAGGGAACGATTGATCAGTTATGGGGTGAGTTCGCAAGTTACTATCGCGACGGTTTTCGATTCGGATTAACGCAGGAGCAGGAGCAGATGATGGCGGATAACCGCGAGCAATTTATGTACATTGATGCGGAAGAAGATGCTATCGAACAAACACTAGCTCAAATCAAGGGCGACTTTGTTACGAGTTCCGAGATTGCCTTCAAGATGGGAGTTCCGGATATCGTTAAAAATCGAAAATTAGCCAATAAAATTAAGTACGTCATGGACAATAAAAAGGAATGGCACGCGACACAACGACGGATTAAGGGTGTTCCAAAACGTGGATACACCCGAGTGAAGTCAGAGTAGTCATAGTGTAGCAAGTATAGAGACTACGCTCGAACCCTACGGCCCCAACGTATACATTAATATGTATACTCTACTTATATATATTTATATATATATATTATTTTATATAGGGTATAGGGAATAGGGGTACACGACGGTGTGTGTTGGAAAAGTTGAAAACAAGTGACTACATGACTACACCTCGGTTAACTCATTGGGACATAAGGGATAAGACGTATTCGGTTAGTTGAAGTGTAGTCACTAATTGAGGTGACACAATGCGAGAACAAGAAATACAAAATCAAATCCGCGTGGCGGTATCAGCTGCTGGATGTACAATTTTCCGTGCTAATGTCGGCAAAGTTGAAATGAAGAATGGTAGATGGTTCGATACTGGACTGCCGCAAGGATTCCCGGATCTATTTGGTTTCCGACACTCAGACGGCACAATATTTTTTATTGAATGCAAAAATGAAACTGGACGTCCACGGGATGATCAAATTAGATTTCATAAAATGTTAACTAAGCGCAGTGTAATTCACGGGATTGCACGTAGCCCGGAAGATGCGTTAAAGATTATTAATGAGGGGCTGGTTGGATATGGGTTTTCAAAACGGTAAGACGTACCGAGACTTATTTATTGAAGTTAACGAGCAATATGGAATTCAAACTAGTACATCGCTACACGTTGATTTAGACAAAGTATTAAGCGATGAGAAATACCAAGAATGTTTAAAAGCTTATTCAGTTCTACCGGCAATATTTGCCGACACCTTTGGAGGTAATAATAATGATTGATATGAAAATTGGTCAGTATCATCTGACTAGTGACAAATACGAAGTTAAGGTTAACAGGATGTCATTAGACAGTCAGGGCAACCCAGTAACTAGCTATGATGAGAAGTCTGGTATCAATCGGCTGTTAGAAACACCCTTAGCGCATTGTAAGAATGTCGAGGACGCATTGCACTGGCTTCGTGGGTATTTAATCCGGACCGGTAGTGAACGTATTACAACAATGGATCAGTTAGCCAGAGAGAGTCGTGAAATTGAACGACAGTTTGACACGTACATTAAAGAGCGTGTACCGGAAGGATTGTGAGCTATGCCTAAACACACCAAGAAGCGTTCAATAATTAAACAGAAGCACCGGCGCATGAAGCAACACGCCGAGGAGAATAAGAAGGATGTTGGAAAATGTCAAACACCAGAGTGATACTAGATGCTTCCTGCGGTAGTCGTATGTTTTGGTTCGATAAACATAATCCAAACGTAACATACATGGATAAGCGTAGTGAAACAGTGACGGCGCCTGATAGTAACTTGGGACGTAATCGGGTGATTGAAGTGAAGCCAGATGTGATTGGTGACTTTCGCGACATGCCGTTCGACGACAACACGTTTTACATGGTCGTGTTTGACCCACCGCATTTACGGTATGCCGGTGAATCATCATGGCTGGCCAAGAAGTATGGCACGTTAGACGAAACTTGGCCGTTTGATTTACGGCAGGGCTTTACCGAGTGTATGCGAGTTTTAAAGCCGCATGGAACACTGATATTCAAATGGAACGAAGAACAAATTAAGCTGAGTGAGTTGCTAGATGCAATCGGGTATCAACCGTTGTTTGGTGACAAGCGTGGCAAAACCCATTGGCTCGTATTTATGAAAGGAGCTAGCTAGATGCAGTTTATTGATATGTTTGCGGGTATTGGTGGCAACCGATGAAGAATTAGCAAGTGAATATAATTTTCCAAAAGACACTGTTTTTATACTTGGAAAATAAAAAACGTCCAATTTAGTATGGGCGTTTAGCAATAGCTTTGAGCTAAAAATTAATTGTAGATGTTAGCTTGTTAATAAATTCAAAAATGACTGGGTGATTATTGGTATTGTCATGTTTACCTTGCCAAATAGTGAAATAAACATCCAATCGATTTCTTTTAGACGTATAACTTCAGCTTTAGATACTCCGGGTATTATATCAGTATTTTTAGGAATATACTTAAATCCAGGTTGAATAACAGAATTAAAAATATAAATTAATAATTTTTCAAATGGTTCGAATGGATTAGGTAGATTCTTGTTTACGTTAGCATATTTGAAAATGAATTCTCCTAGAGTATTTACATTATAATCAGTAGAACGAAGGTATTCTGCTTGTATTTTTAAAATTTCCAAAGTGAAATTAACTTTATCAATTTTGGGCTTGATATAGAAAGTCGGTATAGAAGTTTCCTTAGTAATATTGTAATTAATATTTTTATCTGGATTGCGATTTGTTTGTTTTTTCATAGATGTTTCAGCATCTGTAGAATCATAAAAGTGTTCACTGAAATTGGATTCATCAATAAATTTAAAAGGGCTTTGAGACAATATAGGCTTGTTTTCAATTTGCTCATTCTTGATAGGAACGGAAAATCGCTCACCCTGTTCTGTAGTCATAGAGACCACTTCTGATTTTCCTGAAACAGTTTTATATAAACCTTTAAATGTTTTTACAAAATCGAAGTCAACTACTTCTCCAAGCCAATTATTACAATATTTGCATACAATCCCTTTCACGGGATGTGTATCACCAAGACTAAAAAGGAAAATATGTTCCGAACTATTATTTTCAGATGTTAGTAGAGAATGGCAAACAAAACATTTTTTATCCAAAGTTTTACCTCGCAAAGTTTATTTTGAAACTAATTATATAACAAACAACAGAAATCAGGTGATATATTGGGTGATTTTGAAACTAACAAGAAATTTTTAAGGCGTTACCGGCCTTACTTTAGACAAATTAAGCGGCTTGAAACTAAGCTATTTGTCATTGATGATCGTATTGAGTCGACACATTCACCTAGCATGACAGGACAACCGGGTGGTGGTAAGCGGCGAGAGCTGGCTGACGATTTAATCAGGCGTGAAGAGATTGAGGCGCGTATCAACAAGCTCATTAAGAAGAGTCGGCCAATCAAAGCTGAAATTACGGATTGCCTTGATGAGTTAACTAATTCGTTGGAAGCTTCTATATTAGAGCAGTATTTTATTGAAGATATTCAGCTGGATACGATTGCGTTACAGATGAGTTATTCATTTCGGCAAGTCAAACGACTGTACGGTGATGGAGTCAGACACGTGAAAGTTTCATAAAGAGAAAGTCGTCGCAATTATGTGGCGACTTTTTGTTATGATTGAAGTATAACAAAATGTGGGGGTGCTGATTTATGAGTAAGTCGGACGTAGTACAAAGACTCTTAGAAGAGCTTAATAACCAAAATCAAATATATATTGCAATCATTGCACTTGTTCTTGTTTTTTTTGGTGTAATGCAATGGCGCTTTTCTGATAAACAGATAAAGAAAATGAAAGATGATTTTAAAAAGGATTTTAAAATTGAAGAAATAAATAGTACCTTAAAAGAAGCAAACAGGAAAAGTGAAAAATTGAATACAGCTCTTCTTGAAGCGAAAGAGACCGAAGTAAAATTATTGAAACAATTGCATAGTTTACAGAACCAAGATTTAGACGGTAAGTTACAATTGCTTGAAACTAAAAGTAGATATACAGATTCTGTTGTTGCGATTAACCAACTAAGAGTTGTTGAACGTACATTGATACCAATGTTTGAGAGTAAGATTATTGAACCTAGTACATTGATGAATATACTTATAACCATTGCAAATGTTTCTATTTCTAATGTAGAAGAAAATTATTCTGGCGATAAAGAATATCAAGAAAATTTAAATTTCTTGGTAGATGCATCAATTAAATATACAAAGACTGTTATAGCAGATAAAAAGGAATTTAAAAAAAACAAAGAAAAAATCACTGAAAAACTTAATAAATTGAATGAGGAGTATAGTATATATAAAGGAATTTGTGTGAATGATTCAAATAATCAGGGAAACAAGTAGTGGTGTCACACACATATATCATGTCCCCTAGATGTCACTAAAATGTCCCCTGAATGTCACTTACATGCCGGTAAAACGGTGGTATATTTGTATTATCGAATAGTTAACAAATACGAAGCGTCATACCAAACGGTGTGGCGTTTTTTAATACCATCATTCCTGGGAGAAGGATAGCTTCCGGGGTGTAAAAATACATGAACACTGTAAGCAACAGTGAGTTATAGGTCATTGTTAGTGGTCTGGGTGACACTATCCAAGGTGTGCCGTGGCGGAATAGGTAGACGCTTAGTCAGACGCGAGTAACGGGTATCGGGTGACACTGATATGACCACACGTCATATAAGGTGCAAATCCTTATCGGCATATTAAATAATTTATTGGAGGTAATCAAATGGAACAATCAGAGTTCAATACAACGCAAGCAATCAATGAGACTTGCTATGGCTTAGTCAAACAAGGTTATTCATTGCATGATATCTATAGTGGCTTGGGTAATGTTATGAATGGGATCGAGCCTAAGCATCTTACCAAGCAAGAGCTGGTCATTGATCTGAATGTTGACACATCCAAGGTAGCTTGTAAGTTACGCCATGTCATGGACAACTGAACAATGCCACGCATTCTATGGTTCTGTTGAGTGGGAACATCTGCGTGCTGCTATTCTAAAGCGTGACCATTATGAATGCCAGTGGTGTAAGCGCGATGGTAAGGTCACACGGTATGGCGATGTTGATAGCCATGGTCGTCCAATAGTATTGGAAGTTGACCACATCAAAGAGTTGGCTGACTATCCGGAATTGCGAACCGAGCCGACTAACCTGCGGACACTGTGCAAGGATTGCCACAACAAACGACATCATCGCATGAACTATCGAAGCAAGCATGAGCGCAAAGAGAACCGATGGTCAAAGGATGAGAGGTGGGATTGAGTATGAAACCAAAGGTAGGGTATTATATCAGCAGTCAACATCACTTACCAACTATTACTGTCGATGATGAGCCAGTGTGGATTGTGTCGTGTACTTATCAGTATTTAACGAGCGGTAGTTCATCAATAAGAGGAGCCAACATGCTGATTGCTACTACCATTAAGCAGAATGATAATCAACAACATGTGGTCACTATCGATCAGACTACTGGTCAGACGTGGTATAAATAGACAAGGAGTGATGACTAATGCGATCAAGAACCGATAACACTAAGCAAGTCGTGGTCTACGTAGTCATGCGTGACCAACAAGCGAATGTATTATTTGCACATCGCGTTTATTTTAGTGAACGACGAGCGAAGAACTATTGTAAACGGATGAATAATGCAAAAGAATTTACTGGCTATTACTACATTAATAAAGCAATCTTTTTCGACTGGAAATCTTTTATTGCCAAGGCCCCCGGGGTCAAAAAAATTGGCGAAAAATAGAAAACTGGGAACCGGTGGGTAGGACTCGACTCCGGAAAAATATTGCTTTTTTTAATCATTCAGGAAGGGGGGTGGGGGTTTGGACCACCGTAAAATAAGAAGGGAATTGATGCAGCGAATCGATAAAAAATCAGCTGTTGAGAAAGAGAAGGTTGACCGATATATCAGTCTTTTGGACGCTTTTTATCAGCTTGATGAAAGCATACAACAGCATGGCGTGATGGTCAAAATCGAGAATGGTAAACAGATATACTGGAAAACAAATCCAGCTGTTTCCGAAAAAAATCGTATTAATTCCGCGCTAATAACGCTTGAAAAGGACTTTAAACCCGTTAAAGCCACCCCTAAAGTGTCTAACACAGCCACTACTAGCGATGAAAAGGGTGGTTTGGTATGATTCAACAGAAGTATGTTGAAAGTTACCTACAGGCCTATAAAAACGGCTCTATCAGATTGAATAAACGGCGAATAAAACTCGTGGAATTAATAGAAAAGACCGTTCTAACTAACGAAAATTATTATTTTGATGAAGAAAAAATCGAGGACTGTTTAACGTTCGCTGATAAGTGGTTTTTCCCATTTACACCCTGGGAAAAATTCTTAACCGCGTTCGTTTTTTTATATGATCACACCACTGAGCGGCGAGCAATTCGGAAGTTCATGGTAGTCGTTGGACGTGGGGCTGGTAAGAACGGCTGGGTATCGGTGATTTCATCTTTTCTTTTATCACGACTGCATGGAGTCCGCAATTATAATGGTTCCATTATCGCCAATAGTGAAGAACAGGCCAAAACATCAGTTGATGAGATTCACGATGCGGTCGACTTGCATAGTGAGTTGAAAGGCGAATTTTATGCGACTAATTCGCAAGTTCATTCGAAGTCTACCAACTCGACGTTACGATACCGGACTTCTAACGGGAATACTAAAGATGGCTTGCGTGATGGTTTCGTTATTTTCGATGAAATTCACGCCTATCCGAATAACCAAAATGTAAAAGTCCATATCTCAGGACTTGGGAAAGTTCGAGACTCACGAGTTTTCGAGATTGGGTCCAAAGGCTACGTGCGCGATGGCTACTTAGACAAAGAACTAGCGAAAGCTGATGCAATTTTAGACGGTAAGGCCCCCATTGAATCGATGTTTCCATTTGTTTGCGAGTTGGACAACTTGAAAGAGATGGACGACCCAGCCAACTGGGAGCTTGCTAACCCATCATTTTCTAAGCCGATGAATGGTTACGCCAAAGACGTTTACCAGGAGACTATGGACGACTATAACGACCTGGAACTAGACCCGTCCGGTTATGATGAGTTCGTTATTAAGCGCATGAACTACCAGGTTGAAGACCTAGAAAAGTCGGTTGCCCCTTATGAGCAAATCAAAGCGACTAACCGTCCGATTCTACTGGACGACTTGCAAGGCATGGAAGCGATTGGATCGGTGGATTTTGCATCTATTCGCGACTTTACTGCAGATGGTTTAACCATTAAACGAGATGGCAAGCAATACTTTATCGTCCATCAATTTGCCCGCCGTCAATTTGTCGATAAGTTCTATGCGTATTCAGCTAAACCACAAGACCGCCCCCAATCTGCTCCTCCTATTGCTGAATGGGAAGAACGGGGGTTGTTGTCCGTGGTTGACACACCAACCATTGACCCGCAAGCAGTCGTGGATTGGTTCTTAGAGCAGCGGAAACGTTTCATCATTAAGAAAGTTGTCATGGATAATTTCCGGGCGGATTTACTTCGTAAGTTCTTTGAAGATGCAGGCTTTGAGGTGGTCGTGATTCGGAATCCAACTGCCATTGATGGCCTACTGGCACCGAGAATTGAGACCGGGTTTGCTAATCATCAATATATCTGGGGAGACAACCCGTTATTGCGGTGGAACACTCAAAACGTGTTGGTTTCGACCGATAGCCACGGTAACAAACGATACGGCAAGAAAGAAGAAATTCGGCGAAAAACTGATGGTTTTAAAGCGTTTGAATATGGCCAATATCTGGTTGACCAGTTACCCGACTACTCGGTAAATGAATCGCTAGATATGTTGGCTGACATTGATTTCTAACGGAAGGGAGGTGAATATATGAGTGTAATTAATAGCTTCTTTGACCTGTTTACGCGGCGAAAAGATTCCAGCTTTGTTTATGATCTTGATTTGTTCCAGGACATTAAGAACCGAGCCTACTTGAAGCGCATGGCGATTGACACAGTGATCAATTACGTAGGCCGGGCGGTTAGCCAGTCGGAGTTTCGTGTGATGAACAAGGGGTTACCTGTTAAAGATGCGATGTATTACAAGCTCAATGTCCGACCAAATACTGACGAATCGGCCAGTGATTTTTGGCAGCATTTTATTTACCAATTGATTTATTACAACGAGGTGCTAGTGATTCAGGACGACGATGATGATTTATTAATTGCTGATGATTTTAGTCGTCACGAATATGCAGTATATGAAGATGTTTTCGACAATGTCACGGTCAAAGAATACACGTTTAAGCGTTTCTTCCCGATGTCTGATGTTATTTACCTGAGATACTCAAACGATCAGTTAGAGCACTATTTGACCGGTTTATGGGGGGACTACGGTGAGTTATTTGGCCGAATGTATGAGCTGGAACTTCGTAATAATCAAATTCGAGCGACCGTTAAGGCTGATATGACGGCTGGTGTTAATGACGGTAAAGCGAACAAACTGCAGAAGTTTATTGACAAGATTTTCCAATCTTTCAGCAAGAACTCCGTTGCGCTGGTACCAATCACTAATGGTTTTGAGTATAACGAAGTATCGAACGGGGTAGGCAAAAATCAGACGTTTGATGAAAGTAACGGCGTGTTACTGGCATTCATTGACCATGTTGCCCGGCTGGTAGGAGTGCCACCAGCGTTAATTCATGGTGAAACTGCTGAAAGTGGTGAAAATCAGAAACTGTTCAATAAGCAGTGCTTGAGTTCGTTATTAAATAAGATTCAGTCAGAGCTTAACGCTAAGTCATTTAGCCAGCGAGATTACTTAAAAAATGGAAAACAAGTTGAAGTTATTGGCATTAATCGACCAACACTAATTGAACTAGCAGAACAAATCGACAAGCTTGGTTCGTCAGGTATGGTTACTCAAAATGAGGTTCGGTCAGCAGTTGGGTTGCCACCACGTGAAGACGGTGACCAGATAGTGATGACCAAGAATTATACAATGAAAGGTGGTGATAATAATGAAGAAGATTAACGTTAAGGGTCCGATTATTAGTAATGATGACAAGTGGATTTATGACATGTTGGAAATGGACAGTACCGCTCCTAAGGATGTCATTGGTGCATTACCAGATGATGGCTCAACTGTTGAAGTTGATATTAATTCTGGTGGTGGTTTAATGGACGCTGAAACTGAAATTTATACTGCGTTGATGGCTTATCAAGGGAAAGTTATGGTTAACATTGTTGGGATGGCCGCAAGTTCAGCGTCATTAATCGCCATGGCTGGTAATCCCACACGGATTAGCCCAGTCGGCCAAATTATGATTCACAATGTAGCTGGTGGATTGCGTGGTGATTACCGCGATCAGGCTAAGCTGTCTGAAATTTTAAAGCAGTCCAGCGAAGCGATTGCGAATGCTTATCATCTTAAAACTGGCTTATCGATGGAAGATCTACAGGCCAAGATGGATTCAGAAACGTATTTGAATGCAGACCAAGCTAAAGAATTAGGCTTTGTCGATGAAATTATGTTTGATGATCAAATTGAGCTGGTCGCAGATGGTGGCTCAGGTATGTTACCAAAGTCTGCCATTGATAAAATAGCTGAGTTAATGAAGCAAAATAATTCAGGAATGACAACTGCACGCAGTATTAAGCCTTTCAAATTATCTGATTCAGATATTGATCGTATTACAACTGCAGTCACTCAAAAACTAAATGTTAAACCTAAAGTGCAAACGGAAAAAACATTTAATCCGTTTGCTTTTTAATTTAGAAAGAAGGAAAAGTAATGATTAAATTTGATACAAAAGCTTTCAAAAACTTTACTGACGCACGTGAAAAGTACGCACAATTGGTGAAGGACGCCGCAAAACCCGAAGAACAACAACAGGGTTTTACTGATATGATGGACGCTTTGGGTGAAGATACACTTTCAGAAATTAAGAACCAAGTTCACGCTCAAACCGAAGACTACTTAGACGCTCACCGACACGACCCCAAGATGTCTAACGAAGAAGTGAAGTTCTTCAATGAAATTAAGACAGACACTGGATTTAAAGAACCTAAGTTATTGCCTGAAACGGTTGTCACTGAAGTTTTCGATGACATGGTCCAAGCCCACCCGTTACTTCAAGCAATCGGTTTGCAAAACCAAGGTATTAGCTTGAAGATTATCCAATCAGATGCTTCCGGAGTAATTGGTTGGGGTAATGTTTTCGGCGAAATCACTAGCCAATTAGATGCTAAGTTCAAGGAGACTAAAGCTGACCAATCCAAGGCAACCGCGTTCTTGGTATTACCAAAGGACTTAAGCGACTTCGGCCCATCATGGATTAAGCAATACGTAATCACCCAAATTACTGAAGCATTTGCGGTCGGCGCTGAAACTGCGTTTTTAACTGGTGATGGGAACAGCAAACCAATTGGTTTAAATCGTTCTGTCAAGGAAGGCGTGGCCGTGACTGGTGGTGTCTACCCTGAAAAAGAATCCGCTGGGACGTTGACGTTTGCAGATACTAAGACTGCTGCTAAAGAATTAGCTGGTATGATCAAGAATCTTTCAACTAAGGAAAATGGTAAGCCAGTTGTCGCTAAGGGCAAGACTGTCATGGTCATGGGTCCTGGGGAATCATTAGATGTGGAAGCACAATTCATGGTTCAAAACTTAGCTGGTCAATTCGTCACTGCCTTGCCATTTGGGTTAACAATTATCGAATCTGAATTTGCGCCTGAAAACAAGGTGATTGCATTCGTTCAAGGTCGCTATGATGCATTCCAAGCCGGCCCATTGAAGATTCAACCATACGACCAAACGTTGGCACTTGAAGACATGGACTTATACACGGCTAAGCAGTTCTTCTATGGTAAGGCTAAGGATGACAAGGCGGCGGTGGTTTACGACTTGAAACTTGCTACTCCTGGTACTACGACCACTGAACCAACGACCGGCGGTGACACGGGAAAATAGCGACCCCGGACACCGGGGTAACTAAGCCTACCGCGAACAGTACCGTAGCTGAGATTACGGCTTGGTTAGATGCTAACAGAATTGACCACACTGGAGCTACGTTGAAGGCCGATTTACTAGCATTAGTGGGGTGATTAAATGGCAGATGAAAAGATGAATCCGTTGTTAGATCAATTCAAACTGCGTATGAAGATTTATCACAAAGCTGAGGACGCAAATTTATCGCGAATTCTGAATGCAAGTCAGAAGCGTATCACCGATATTACTGGTATTGCCAGTAACGCCGGTGATGATGTGTATGATGAGCTAGTTTTAGAGCGAGCACGATACGCTTACAATGACCAAGTCGAGTTTTTCGACGCTAATTTTTTGGACGACTTATTGTCTGCGTCCTTGACCAGCTATGAACCGGGAGATGATGAAGATGAATCGACCGGAGTTTGAGTACAAAGCACCACCAGTAAGAACGAATCAGCTTAATACGCCGGTTCGCTTTTTTCGTACCGTCAAAAATTTGGGGCCAGAGCCAGGTCGTGGTCAAACTGAACAAGCTTTTGAGTGTTTGGGTTTAGCTTATGATCCATCCACCAAAGACCGTGAAGTGCTTAACGTTAATGAAGCAAAGTATGGCGTGACTATCAAGATTCGCGATACTTTTGGCGAATTTGACCCGACAACTAAGGACACCGTGGTTATTGACGACCGCCGGTATCTGGATGCCACTGGTCAACCGATTGTTTGGGATGTTATCCAGGTGGCGCCGGACCTAGAAAATAATGCTTTTGTCAAAATCGTGCTGGGGGTGACTAAATGACGGAAGTAACGGTTAAGTTCACAGGCGTTGATGAAGTCATCAACAAGCTGTCCCAGAAACTGAGTCCAGCAAAACTGAATCGTGCTGAAAACGATGCGCTACGAGTGGCTGGTAGGCGTGTAGCAGTTGAGTTAAAGAACGCCGTGGCTAGTTATCGTGATACAGGGCAAACAGTTCTTCAAGTGTCGGTGGGAAACCCGCACAGCCGGAGCGGTGTTCGCACAATTAAAATTGGCTGGCACGCGGGATCTCGCTGGCGATTAGTCCATCTGAATGAGCTCGGTTATACACGGTTCGGCAAAACCTATCATCCACGAGGCATGGGTAAAGTTCAAGGTGCATTTGATAGTAGCCGTGGCCCTGCCAAGGCACTTGAAGAAGCTGAATTGAGGAAACTACTATGACTGAACCCAAGGATATGCTTGCAACTATTTATACCGCGTTGTTGGCGAATGAAACAATTGCAAAACTGACATTAGCTGGTGATGGCAGTCATCGAATTAGTTATTTCGAAAGCCCAGAAACGGCTGACCACGACAATCTATTTGTTGTGATTACACCTGTCGGGCCACCGGTACCAGCGGCTGTTGGCAGTGATGGTTATTTGAATGTGCAGTTCACATTTCAAGTCAATGTTGAATCTATCAGTCGACAGGCACGTAATGCTGTGGCACGTGAAATTCAAAACGAAATGCTTGCCCTGGGTTTTTCAAGATTAGCTGGTGCTCAGAACGAATTAGATGAATTCATGACTGAAACTAACCGCTTTGTTGACGTTCGTCGATACCGAGGTAACACGAAATTGTATGACACAAATTATTAAGGAGAGATGTAATTATGTTTGTAGGATATAAACGATTAAAGATTCAACCATTTGCCGAAGACGGCACGAAAAAAGGTGACCTGATTATTGTTGAAGGTCAGGCACACAAAGGGGCTACGACCACTGCTGAAATCAGTGGTTTAGCTAAAGACCCAGTGAAAGTACCGGGGTCTAATATCGATTACTACTTGTCACGTCAAGGCTTGGGTGACGCCAAGGTAGCACTCGGTATTTTAGATTTACCGGAAGTTAGTGCTGACCTATTGGCTGGTTTCCGTGTCGATGATGACAAGATCAGCTATGGTGGTGAAGATACGTTGCCACCATATTGCTCAATTGAAATGGAATCCAAAGAAGACACTGGCGAAATTGCGTTAGTTGGTTTCTTCAAGGGAACATTTACGCGGGATAAGATTAGCCTGAGCACGCTGGATTCATCTAAATCATTTACACCAGAAGCTGATGCCTGGACTTTTACGCCAATTAGTTCGATTGCCACAGCTACTAACGGCGAAGTGATGCAGAAGTTTGTGGGCGATGCCACTAAGGATGCAACGACTGTTACGAAGTTTGAAAAGCAATTGTTTGATCCAGCAGGTAGCAATACAAATCCAAGTAATGGATAATTCTGAAAAACATATTGAATAACTAACCACTAGTCGCCGATAAATCAACAATACCAATTGGGGCGGCTTTTTGTGTATGGAGGGAAAAGACTATGAGTACACCACTAAAGATGGAATTACTTATTGATGGTAAAAAGCAGACCTTCACGGAATCGTTCATTCCGGCAGGCCGTATCTTGGACGCATTGGACTTAATCGAAACCGATAACTCAGATCGTAAATTGCGTGATGTTTTTGAAGAACGAGTAGCATTTCTAGCCAAAGTATTTACTAACCCGTTAGCGACAACAGAAGCAATTTGGAATGGTTTCAATGCGATTGATTTTGATGATCGCACGTTCGCAATTATTTGCAAAGTGGCTGGTGTGAACCCAAAAAAGCTACAGATGGCGACGACACCGGAATAACCATCAAAGAAGCTCGCAAAAGTGTGTTATCGGCAGTCGGCGCAATTGTTGAAAACCGCACCGGCTATATGCTTTCAAGCGTATTAAATGATGTTGATTTTCAATTGTTGTCGCAAATAATCGAAGCAACGACCGAACAGACTCAGCAGACTGAAAGTGGGACCCGAGTTAAACCGGGGAATGTGGGTGTAACCCCTGGTAATCAGCCTGTCATGAGTCTTTTTGACTTTGCTAGAAAATCTTAATGAAGGGAGGAATAATAAATGGCAGATGAAGTACTAGGCCGCATGGTCATCGAGTTAGGGCTGGATCACGCTGCGTTTGGTAAAGGTTTAACCGGTGCTAAACGTGAAGTTAAGTATGCAATGGCTGAGATGAAATCATCAATGGCTGTACTCGGTCAATCGGGCCGCCAGTTTGATGTACTATCAGCTAAGTCTAAAGGCTTGTCACAAGTAATGATGAGTCAGCAGCGGGTTGTTGAAAAACTGGGTAAAGCGTACAAGGACTCGCTGGTTGATGGCAAACCAACCTCGCAAACAGCTAAGCTAGCAACTCAATTGCAGAATGCCAATGCTAAATTAGCCTCATTACAAACTCAGTATAAGAATAATGCAGCGGCAATGGCTAAAGCACGCGTTGAGCAAACTGGTTTTACCGGTGGCTTAAATAAAGTTAGCAAGGCCGCTGTAGCGACTGGTACATCGATGAAGAACATCGGCTCAACGATGACCAGCAAAGTTAGCGCCCCGATTGCGGCTGGTTTAGCCATTGCAACTAAATCCGCTATCACTTTTGATTCGCAAATCAAGTCCATGGGGCCTCTGCTGACTAATGGGGGCGCGGTTACCGCTAAGTACCGGTCACAGTTGGATCAGTTGGGTGATGCATCTAAAAAGATGTCGATGAAGTACGGTGTCTCGACTACTGAAATCAACAACGGCATGGCGGAACTTATTCGGCGTGGTTACACGACTAACCAAGTTCTAGGCTCAATGCCGTCTATCTTAGATGCAACCATGGCTTCCGGTGAAGATATGGGTACGGTCATGAATGCCACAGCGTCAATCGTTGAACAGTTCGGGTTAAAGACTAACTCAACGGCTGGGACGATGAAGAACACTCAGCGGGTTACCGATTCGCTGACATACGCGGCCAATGCAACTGCGGCTGGGTTCGGTGATATGTCTGATGCGATGAGCTACGTCGGGCCGGTTGCCTCTAGTTTGGGTCTCAGCGTTGAACAAACTGCGGCGGCTGTTGGTGAGCTTAGTAACCAAGGAATCGAAGGCCAAAAAGCTGGGACTAACTTACGTGGTATGCTGACTAGTTTGATTAAGCCAACCAAGCAAAACACCGAAGGATTCAAGAGTATGGGAATTAGTTCGAAGCAACTGGCCCATGACTCACACGATTTACCGCAACTAATTGATGATATCACACATGGCACTAAGGGCTGGTCAAACGCTGAACGTGGTAAGGCCTTAGCCCAAGCATTCGGACGTGAGAACCAAGCTGCTGCTAACGCATTAGTTAAGGCCGGTTCTAAGAGTCTGCGTGACTTGACTAAAGATACTGAAAACGCTGGTGGTGCGACTAAGAAAGTTGCTGAGCAAATGAGCAATACTTCGGCAAATAATGTCAAGAAACTGATTGCGTCATTACAAGTGCTAGGAATTGAAATCGGTGAGAAGTTAATTCCAAAACTAACACCATTAGTTAAGAAAGCCACGGATATGGTTCAAGGTTTTTCAAAGATGGATGATGCCACTCAGAATACAATTATTAAGTTTGCCCTATTAGCTGCTGCTGGTGGCCCAGTATTGAGTATGCTGGGTAATATCGTCGGTGGATTTGGAACATTTGGTGGCGGTATTGTTAAAGTTATTAGCGCTACCGCACAATGGCACGCGAAGAATCAAGCAGCTAAAGAATCACTCGCGATGTTAAAAGGTGCGACTGATGCCACTAGTGGCGGTTTCAAAGCGTTCAAGGGAAGTGTTGATACTGTAAATGGCTCGGCATCAACGGCTAAGTCAACGTTTGGCTTGCTTAAAGGTGCCTTTACGACGGCCGAAGCTGGCGCCGGTGTATTAGGAACCTCATTAAGTGTGACGGGTGCGGCGGTGACCGGTGTTGGGTTAGCAGCTGTAGCCGGTGTGGCTTACTGGCAACTCTATGGTAAGGAAGCGGCAGCTAGTGCTGCACGAACACGGCAGTGGGGTTCAGATGTCGGTGAACAGGCTGATTCCGCACTGACTAAATTTAAAGGATTTAGCACTAGCGCGGGTACGTCTTTGACTGACTTTGAAACAGCTAGTCAAACTAGCACGAAGAATGTTGCTAAAGACTTCAGTGATATGTATACGGAGATGGAGAAGGATTCCAAAGACACTATCCAGCAGATGCAGGAGGATATGAAGGGCCTACCCGACTCTGTTCAAGATGACTTAAAAGAAGATATCGCTGATCGCAAGAAGCATAATGCTACGGTATTGGCCGACGCTAAGGAAAATTATAATAACGCGGAAGCAATACTAAAAAACCACAATGGCAAGATGTCTGGTTTAAGTGATACGGAAAGAACCGCATTGCTCAATAGCCAACGTAAAATGAATAGCGATGAAATTAGCCTACTAAAAATTGGTGGAAGTGCTAAGAAGAACGTTCTAGCTGCATTGAATGGGGATATTGGTAACATGACCCGTAAGCAACGCGATACGACCATTAATCAATTGACGTCTTCAATGCAGAAAGAAAACAAGCTTTACAATGATCAGAGCCAGCAGATCAAGTCCATGTACGATAAAGGTGAAATTTCTGCATCACAATATGGCAAGGCAATGACTGACCTGCAAGCTACCCACAAGTCAACTACAGATGGTATGGCCGCGGCAATCTATAAACTGGATAAGGCAAATGGAACTTCGAAAGCCCAAATTACTCAGGATTTACTAAATGTTGGCTACACTTACAAGCAAGCTGCTGCAATTGTAAAACGACAGAATGATGACATGAGTAAGAGTACATCCTTGGTGGTTGCTGAAACTGGCAACATGAGCAAGAAGTCTAAGGCAGCGGCTGATACCTGGAATAGCTTAGTATTTGATTCCAAAACTGGAAAAGTTAAGACCAATGCACAGGCCGAAGTCAATAAAGCTGCTAAATCTAAGGACAAATGGAATGCTATGTTGCTCCTTGCTAAACAGGGAAAGATGAGCTCCAATGCCGCGGCCATGGTTGGGGTTGCGGCTGTTCAGACCAAACGCTGGGATGGTTTAACGCTTAAAGAGAAACAGGCTATGATTAAGTCTAAAGGTGGCGATGATCTAGCCGGGTTAATCGAAAAGGGCAAACAATGGGGCAAGTTTACCCCAGCCGAAAAGAAGGCCATCATTACTTCCAAAGGCGGACCAGAACTCTTAGGCGTCATGACTAAGGCTCAAACTTGGAATAAGTTAACGATGGCTGAGAAGCGGGCAGTCTTAAAGGACAACGCGTCGCCAGCCATGAAGCAAGCTACGGTTGGTATTAAAGATTGGAACAACTTAACGCCACAAATGAAGACGGTCATGGCCAAAGCTAAGGGTGCCGAAGATGTTGCTAAAGGCGTTAAGAACCTTAAGGATTGGAATAGCTTACCAGAACGTGAAAAACGGTTAATTGCAAACGACAAGGGCGCTACGGGAATTATTAAGAAGGTAACTGGTAATTATAAGGCTTATCAGAATTTACCAAAAAACGCTACTAAGAATTTATTTGCTAAGGATAATGCTAGCAAGAATGCTGGTAAAGCTAAAATTTCAGTTGACAAATATGGCCGTGTCAAAGTAACTGGTAAGGTGCTTAAGGCTACTGATAAGGCGTCTGGCCCTGCTAAAAATGGTAAAAAGGGACTAGATAAATTTAATTCAACCAAGATGCAGACTAAAACTGCAAAAGGTAAGGATTCGGCCTCAGGTTCAATGAACGGTGCACGTAAATCGGCAATGAAATATAACGGCGTTAATATGGCACTCAAAACTGCTCGTGGACATGACGCTGCATCTAGTCCAATTAACGGTGCTCATCGGTCACTTGATCGATACAACGGGGTAGGCATGCGTGGAAAAACCGCTCGCGGATATGATTCAGCAAGCGGTGCTATGGGACGCGCTAAAGGTTCGTTAGGTCGCTACAATGGAACCGCTATGCGAGACAAGACTGCTCGTGGTCACGATGGCGCTTCTGGTCCAATCAGTAGCGCAATCCGTACTCTAAGCCACTGGAATGCAATGGGAAACGTGACTCACTTCATTACAACTGTTTTTCGTAAAATTACTCGGCACGCAACAGGTACAACAGGTACCGATGGTAATCCAATCATTGTTAATGACGAAGAAAGTTCAGTGTACCGTGAAGCTGTCAAGTATCCCGGGCATCCAGCGTTTATTCCACACGGACGTAATGTCTATCTGAATGCACCAAAAGGAACGCAAGTTATTCCAGCGGGATTAACGGCCAAAATGTTTGATGTCTCACAGTATGCTGCTGGTACTATTCCGGCTAATTCATCAATTATCCAAGCTTCGAAAGCAATCAACGACTCAATTGGCGGAGATAATACCACAATTAACTATAATTTGGGTGGTAGCGACAGTACACAAGCAATCGTAGCAGGCCTGGAAGCTATCTTGAATAAGCTTGATGACCAACAACCAACATTTGAAGTGCACAACGATATGATTGGTGAAAAGCTGCGGACTTTGATTAAACAAAAGGATTCACGGGAACACAATTTAAATCGATTCTTCCCACAAGGAGGTTAGCAAATGGATGCTTTAATTACAAACTTAAATGGAACTGAACATAAGTTGAGTGACTTCGGCTTCCAAGTGCTCAACTTCGAAGAATCGGTGCCAACAATCACCAGAACTACTAAGAGTTTTGATGGGCGCGCCGGTTCATTGGATTATGGGGGCCGGCATGTCGTCAAAAAGATTATAATCAATGGTTTGTATTGGGTTAATAGCCTAGAACAAGCGGATGACGTGCGAGATAAAGTTAACGCGGCTTTATCACAAACGGACCCCGTTTATTTAACGCGCGTTTACGGCGGTCGAAACTTGTATGACGTGCGTGAGAGTGGCAAAGACTTTGTGATGCCAGCACAAACTGTTGATAAGAAACGGTTTAAAGTGTATCGAACAGATACCAACTTACCATCAATCATCGAGCGGACTGGTAAGGGCGTTTACTACACCTGGTCACTGGAATTTGAGACAGTCGAATTGCCATATGGTGAGAGTAAGCCACGGTCGCAAACGTTAGTTAGTGGCCAATCAATAACTTATAACGGTACAGTAGCTTGTTCACAGCTAGAACAGGCTTTTTATTTTGTCGTGACGGCTAAGGTGGCGTCTGCTGGTGGGTTTACGTTGACGGTCGATGGTCAATCATTGATAGTTACTAGCCCAGTAGTTGCTGGTGACGTTTATACGTTATCGGGCATGAATAATACTCGTGGCAGTCAGAACATTAATGATAAAACTAATGCGGGGTATTTTATCCTGCATCCCGGTGCAGCTAACAAGGTAGTATGTTCAATTAGTGCAGATATTCAGATCAAAAATTTATGTGATTTATATATTTAGGAAGGTGAGGTGAAAATTATTGATTAAATTTCATGATCCGGCTGGGACGCCCCATTTCGGCCAAGCTACCATTACAAGAACTACTAGAGTTAATGGCGGACTGTCACTGACTGGTGAAGTGTTTGCCGGCGGCGACGTATTGAACGGTTTAGACTACGGCTGGTGGTTAAACTTCGATAATGAAAAGTACGTCATTACGTATAAGAAGCTGAGTGATGATACCAATACTGTTGTCTTTGATGCGGTACAACAGTTTTTTTGGGACTTTGCCAAAGTAGCATTGCATGCACAGTACACAGGTAGTCATGAATATACATTCTATTTAGGACAACTCTTTGATAAATCCGGGTATACCTACAAGAATGACGTTACCGTACCAGCATTTGAAAAAGAAAATTGGGGTTATAAAAATAAGTTAGATTTATTTAACGATATTATTGATCAGGCTGGTGTTGAATTTGAAGTGCACAATGAGACGGTTCTCATTGCTAAACAGATTGGTAGTGATCTGACCAGTTTTGCCCGTAAAGGGATTAACCTTAGTGATCTTACGGAAGAAATGAAAATATCCGATTTTGCGACGTATGCTAAGGGCTATGGTGCTTTCAAAGATGCTGAAGACCAAAGTAAGGGTCGATTAGAAGTTGAGTATCGCAGTGAGTTAGCCAAGCAGTTTGGCGACTTAGAAATGGACCCGATTGTCGATGAACGATACACAATTGCAGATAACTTGATTGCCACCTTAAAAAAGCAGGTTGATGCGACCTATACCGTGTCAATGACTATGAACATCTATGACTTAGAGAACGCTGGTTATCCTAATTATGAAGCACCTAAAGTCGGGGACTGGATTCTAGCGATTGATGAAGCATTAAATTTCAAGCGTAAGATTCGCATTATTCAGCTTGAAGAACAGTTTGACGTGACCAGTAAGCGTATCGGGTATACGGTCACTTGTGGTGATTTGAGTATTGTGGATCAGTACACACATCTACAAAGTAGTTTGGATAGCAAGGTGCAACGTATTCAAGAAAGTGTTGATAATGCACTTAGCAGCGCTAACGGCAAGAGTACAAACTACTATGGTGAAAAAGAACCCACGAGCGCCAATGAAGGTGACTTATGGTTTGACCAAAGTGATAGTGATCCAGACAAGTGGTCTATCAAACAATGGGTCAACGGGCGTTGGGAGCAGATTACGTTGAACCCTGGCGAGGTAGACGCCAAAGTTGATGTAGCTAAAAAGGAAGCTGAAACCGCGGTTGAAAATGCTAAAAGTGCATCAGATAAAGCTGACCAGCTTGCGGCCAAGTACGATGATACAAATGCACTAGCTAATCAAGCACTGAATCAAGCTATTGATGCACAAAATTCAGCTGCTGGGTTGATTGACGATATTAACAAGGCTTCTCAAAATGCCGACGATGCAAAGAGCATTGCTAATTCAGTTAATTCTAAGTACACAACATTAACCGATGGTTCAACTATGACGATTGCTGAATTGGAAAATGGACTAGCTGCTAAGTTGACTAAAGATGACCTAAGCGGATATGCCACTGAGACCTGGACACAGAATCAGATTAAGGTTACCGCTGATGGAATTAACTCAACATTATCTAGTGTTAAAACTACGATTGATGGACAGACGACAAGTCTTAATGATTTGAAAGCTGATTCCAGTGGGTTTAAAGCTCAATTTGTTACTGTCAATGATACTTTGGGTAAGCAAACCAAGGACATTGGAACTCTTCAGGCGACGAACAAGTCTTTAACTGCAGGATTTGACTCACTCAATGCTGATAACACAGTAAATCAACATAACATTAGTCAATTACAATTAACAGCAACTTCATTGAGTAATACTATCGAAAACGTGAATCAAAAAGTTGAAGATGGACTGATATCAACTAACATCTTTAGAAGCGCAAATGACTTTTCACGTTCTTATTGGACTGATACATTTGGTTATCCGTTCACGACCATTCGAACCGAAAGTAGGTACCACGATTCGTTGATTCACTATCAAGGTCAGGGCAAGACACCCGCACCATATTCGACTATTGCTCAGCAAACAATCACTGATGATGCTATGGCTGCTGATACATGGTACACGCTTAGCTTCTATGCACGTGGAGCTGGAGACAATAATACAGTAGGCAAATTTGGTGTGTACTTTTATGGTAATGGTAGCGACCAGTCTATGTCTAGCAGTGACGGTGTTGAAGTACTGGGAACATCAGATACTCATTGCATAATTACATTAACGCCGTACTTTAGACGTTACGTAATTACTTTCCACACGCCTAAAGATTTCTCAGGCGGGCATTCATTCTGGGCTAGAAATGACCTAGATCTAAATGATGGCAGTTTGTATTGTGATTTTTGGCACCCTAAATTGGAACTAGGTAAAGTTGCGAGTGATTTCTCGGTAAACCCAGCAGATACAGCAACTATTTCAGCATTGTCAAGTATTTCGCAAACTGTCGATGCAATCCAAACAACAGTACGTGGAAAGGTTGATAACGACACTTATCAGTCAAAGATGACTCAATTGGATAACCAGATCACTACTAAAGTATCACAAGGTGACATTACAAACGAAAATATTCTGCCATATTCTGGTTATTGGTCAGATTTGACGGGCTGGACACTGATGAGCTGGGGAGCTGCAGATAGAAATTTAAATCTAATTCATCACAACTTCTATCATAATGCGGTTGATGCAACTTTATGTGTTGGGACAGCTATGGCTGACACTGCAGCTGCAGGCTCAACAAAGTTTAACGTCATACCAAATACAACCTACACCATGACTTTCTGGGGTTTTGCTAGTTCTAATGTGAAAGGAACCAATGTATATGTTCTAGGTCGCACCTTTGCATCTACAAAAGACTATGACTACGTGCACAATGTGCAGACAAATTTGATTATGTCACCAAGTGGGATAAATAAATACACTGCAACATTTACTACCAATTCGGATGAGACGCAGGCGTATGTTCGATTGGATAATCAAGGTTCTACCAATGGTCAAAGCTCTGGCGCATATTTTGCTGAACTTAAAATCGAACGAGGAACTGTATCAACTCCATATACTAGGGTTTCAAGCTCAGAAGTTCAAATAACTTCCGACAATATCAATCTTAAGGTTTCCAAAGATGGTGTTGTAAATGCAGTTAACATCTCGCCTGAAGGAATATCAATATACGGTAACAAACTGCATATTACGGCGGCCACCTACATTGATAATGCAGTCATTAAGGACGCCATGATTGCCAACCTAAATGCTAATAAGTTAACAGCTGGATCAATTAATGCGGCTAATATCAATGTGTATAACATTAATGGCGCAAATATTGTCGCCAATTCGATAACTGCTAACCAGCTTCAAGCCGGGTCTCTATTAATTGCATTAAACTCCACTATGCAAACTATGAGGATTGGCACCGATGGTTTATACACTACTGATAATAAAGGCGACGGGGTTGGCCATATTCATACCAACTCAGTTGTTGGGCATCCAGATGTCTATGGCCTAAACTTTGACCTTGATGCTACTGGGGACTATATGGGTTGGGGAGCTAAGAACCGTGGAGATCCTAATGGAACCTATGCCATCAAACTAGGCTGGTATCGTTCAGATACGGCTAATACCATTGGAAATATTAAAGGATTCGTATTCTCAGACCAAGTAACCTTAAACGGCGGTATTCAAGTTTCCGGAGCATATCAGAATCTAGGCTTCGGTACAAGTACGTTTAATAACAATACCCATTACCCTTACTTTGGGTCAACTGGCATGAAGGCTGGATTAGCCTATGGCTCGACGGATACCTACCTAATTTCAGATGGTAAGTACGCCGATATGACTAAGGTTATATTCGCCTTGCAAGGTATTGGGGATGCCTATATTCCAGTTGCGCTTAGTGACGGTAAGATCACTAGCTACGTCAAAGTTAATTTCCGAAATTAAAAAGATAAGAAGGAGCAGTAACGATGAAAAACACTATTGAATTTAAGAACTCAGAGTTAACAGGATTAGCTAATGTTTTAGGAGGCTTTAAGCTGAAAGGTAAGGCAAGCTTGGGTCGTACCGTGCTAATTCGTAAATTTGCCAAAAAACAGGCAGAAGTAAATGAGGATCGGGTTGATGTCCAGAAAAAGTACTTCGAAACTGACAAAGAAGGTTCATTACGAGTATTCAAAGATAGTGAAGGCAAGCTAATTCCTAAGCCAGAACTGGCTGACAAAGAAAATCCTAAGAAATTAGGGGCAAAATCTGCCAAAGAATTGGACGATGAGATCAAAGATCTTAACAGCGAAAAAGCCATCATCGACTTTAGTGAATACTCGCCTCGTTTTAAGGCGCTTAAGGCTGCTTTAGAAGACTACCCATATGAGCTTGAAAGTGATTCAGCAATTGCATACGAACGAGTTTATGACCAACTAGAACAGGCATTCAGCAAAGGAGAAAAATAATATGAACTTAATTAATCGTAGTATCCAATACGCTTTATCAGCTGAAACTGGTAACACAGATAGTGTCGTAGTGGGACTTTACGGAAAATCTGATACTCTTGAAATCAATGCTACCTTGACAATCGTTGAAGGTGACTTAGATGAAGGAACCACTTTTGATGACCTTTCTAAGAAGCAACTATTTGCGTTAGCCACTAAGAAGCTGCCTACCTTATTGCCAACTTTGGCGTACACTAACTATCAATTCTTTGTTCAGAATGATACGCCGGTTCGATTAACCGCGTACTCAGACTTAAGCAATAATGGCAGTTATATTTCATTAAGCTCAACTCTCGACCAGTCTGACTTCACAAATAAAGCTATCGAATCTGTCGGTTACGAAGATTTAAAATCTGCAGTCAAAACTATTCTTAGTCAAGAGTTCCCGACATCATGAATGGAAGTGTGATGTGATGTTTGAACATTTAGCAAAAAATAGATTTTGGTTTTGGAAAGCGATGGAAACATATGGGTTAGGAATTTACTTTATTATTAAGCACAACACATTTGCATTTGAGCCACCACAGCCCACGTTGCTTGATGTGTTGGATGATCCACCTATGATTTTTATGCTGGCGGTGGTTGGAACGCTTGCTCTGGTGTATTCTTTGTGGAACTTGCGTACACATTATTACAAGCCATTAATGACTGGATTACTTACGTTTGTCTGGTTATTTTTCATGATTGCGTTTGGTGTTCATGATTTTGAAATGCAACGTTATGTAAGTTTTGAAAGTATGTATGCCATGTTTGTTTTAGGATCAACCATTTTTGAAATTGTAATTGGGGATGATTAGGGGTGAGCGATGCTGTTATCGTGGCCTTAATTACCACAGCGGGTTCAATTTTCGTTGCGGTCTTAACGATGTGGAACAGTAGCAAGGCCGCTAACAGCGATACTGAAACCAAGTTAAAAAAGGAAAATGAGGCTCTAAAAAGGGAAAATAATGAGAAGCAAGAAATAATTGACTATTATAGAAAGCGTGATAAATAATGATGGAATTAATCCAATTTATTAACGGTACCACGATTGCGGCAATCGCCGTAGTAACATATTTAGTTGTTTGGGCGATTAAACAAACTCAATTCAGCAACAAATATTTACCAATTATTGCCCTTGGCGTTGGTGCAGTGATTGGTATTTTTATTGGTATTGCCAATGGCGATATCAAATGGGTAGCTGGTTTGGTTGATGGTGTGATTGCAGGTGCCGTCAGCGTCGGTGGTAATGAGCTAGTTAAAGCAATTGCCGCAATGTTTAATGGGGGTGCAAAATAATGAGCTTAAATGGATTTGATGTAGCCAGTTATCAGGCTGGTATGAATGTAGGCGAAGCTGCAGGCGACTTTGTGTTGGTGAAAGCAACCGAGGGTATTGATTATACTAATCCAGAATTTAATGGACACGCAAAGCAGACTTGGTCAGCAGGCAAGAAGCTAGGCGTGTACCATTTTATCCGGAACGATTCTGATATTAAGAAGCAAGTCAATTACTTCTTGACCACCGTTAAGCCATATATTGGTAAAGCAATGCTGGTTCTCGATTTTGAAAACACGACAGGTTCAACCATTCAGAACCAAGCAGGTGTCGGCTTAGCTAAGCAATGGCTGGATTACGTGTATCAACAAACTGGTGTCCGACCAGTGCTTTATACGGGGATTAGTTGTGAGAACTCATTAGATTGGTCATCTGTAGTTAATGCTAATTATGGACTGTGGATTGCACAGTATAACAACTACAACATCGTAGATGGTTATCAACCACGAGATCTATATGGCAACTTGAAGCATTGGAAGGCGGCCGTGATGTTCCAATACACGAGCACTGGACGATTACCGGGCTGGAATGGCAACCTTGACTTTGATGTGTTTTACGGTGACAAGTCCGCCTGGGATAAGTACGCTAAGGCTACTAAAATGGTCACAAACAAATCAATGGTTCAAAAGGCAACAACTAAAGATGGTGTGTGGACGATAACCGATGAGGTTGGGACGTTTAGACCAAATCAAAAACTTGGTATTTTCAAATATCCTGGCCTAGAATTAACTGGTAAGTATTACGATAAAGGTGAATCTGTTAAGTATTTTGGCTATGTAAGTAATCCGCAAGCCGGCTACGTCTACATTGCTTATCGGTACAACACCAAACTAATTTATTATGTTGCTTGTCGAGAAATTGCCTCCGGTCGGGCACTGGGCACATTCGAATAA